CTCCTAGCACCTTCTGGATGGCTGTGTGCTCAAACCACGGGGCGTCTGGTGACACGCCCATGATGTTGTCATCACCGTAGGTCATGAGGGAAACATATTTCTTGAACTTCACCGTGCACCCAATGGGGCGCAAGATAAGGTAACAATAGCGCATGTATAGCGAGTTTGCAATACCATTGATGATCACCGTTAGCGGGTGGCCAGATGGATTGCTACCATAAAACTCGATAAGATCTCCGTTAAAGTCTACCGTGGGGAAAGCTGTGTCATAAGCGATACCACGCACGACCATGAGATCTTCCTTCGTGTAGCCTGCACGGGTGCACAGATCGATGATGATGTCGAAGGCGGCCAAAATGACGTTAGCTGGCATGCGCTTGTCAAATTTGGAATAGTCACCCGCAACAATCCGATCTTCACCGTGTTGAACCAAGTACTCACGAATGGCTTCCCACTCTAGGCTCTGGACGACCGTGCCGGGACCCGTCTCGTAAATGAAACGGTTCTTCTGCATGTAGACGATCGTTGATAGCAAATACATGCGAACAACAAGCGTGTAGGCGATACCAGATGCTGTGAACACTCGTGTCTTGGCGCTTTCACGCTTCTCAAGAGTCACGGGTTCATCCTTCAGGTGTCCGCAGAAGATGGCGTGCGTCCGCTCACCCCGTTGGTACGTGATGATAATCTCCTGCACTGCGTCCTTGATCTCGTCGGTGACGTCCATGTCTGTGCTAGTCGTTTCATCGACATAGAACATGTAGTGTCGCTTGGATTTCTTGTACGGCGCACCAGCACTTGACGTCCGGTTCATCTTGTCACAATACTGCAAGCCCGGGCAACCGTTGATGGCAACACTCAGTGGATAAACGTGGACCTGACTTACATCTGGCAACGTCGTCTCTTCCCGGTACATAACTGTAGCCTGGTCCAAAACAGTGTTGTCCATAAGTACAACAGGTCGAGTTGTGTCCCTCAAAGCGTGTTCCCACGGTTTCTTCGACATATCCGGCGCGACACGAGTCACCTCGTATCCGCGATCAGACAAGAATGGCGCGATGTATGTCTCCGTGACGTTTGTGCGTCCACGGATCCACGCTTCACCCACAAATGATCCAATCACGTTCGCCACACCAGGCAAAGCCTTGTTGACAACACTCTGACGAGCGAGGTCCCCAAGTTCACGAGGTGCAGACGGGGCCGAAATAGTCGGTTTACCCCGCGCAAAGTAATTGGGTTCCAAGACGTCGCATGCTGCAACTACAGTCTCTAACGTGACCTTCATCGCCATGGCGACGTCGTTGCGACCCAAGGTGTGGACACCAAGGATGGCCCAACCTGCCGGTGTTTGCGACAAAAGTAATGAGCCGCAGTCTCCCAACGCTGTGGGTTCCTCTACACGTCCTTCCCACATCTCACGAGTGACCTCACCACCATGTGTGAGCCACTTAGCCGTGACAAGTTTGATGTTGTGCATTGGTAACTTCCACGCCCGCCCCGTAACGTCACGTCCAAAGTACGTACCTTCAAG